CATTAGTATAAATTTAACATTAGTATAAATTTAACATTAGTATAAATTTAACATTAGTATAAATTTAACATTAGTATAAATTTAACATTAGTATAAATTTAACATTAGTATAAATTTAACATTTAATTAAGAATAAATTTATGGTTGTATTTTGGCCCAACCTTTTTTTAAAAGGTTGTTTTCAAAAGGTTGTTTTAAAAAAAAGGTTGGTATAATATAACTATGGATATGAATGATACTATTAGTAATAATATAAATAATTTGTTAAAAAATAGTGGTACGTCTAGTGGCGCGTCTAGCGGGGATTTGCAACAACAAGAGTTAATTAACAAAGCTTTAATCAGTGCCGGATTACCAAACAATAAAATCAATGATTTAGTTGCTATGGCGAGAGACAAATTAACTTGCAACCCTGCTTGTCAACAACAACGGAAAAGTGACGCCTATAAAAAAAAATGGGACCTCGCCAAAAAAAACTATAAAAATGCTCCTGAAGAAATTAAACAAGCAGAAAAAAACTATTATGTGTATGACAAGGGTTATGGGGCATATAAAGAAATGTTATATAATCGGTATTCAAAAACTGCTGCGGAGTTTAAAACGTCATCCAATAAGAAGCACGCAGATTTGCAAGAGGAACTTCAAACGATTTTAAACAATTATGAATCTGGTACTACCTATTTAAAACGTATGAATGAATTATTAAAAATTAAATTACAGGAAAAGGAAGAGTTATCTAAGAAGATAGATGCTTATATTGGCTTCACTGAAACCAGTGGCCGTAAAGTTATCTACGAGGACCGCGAACGTGATACATTAACCCTCTATAGAAAATTACTGATGTATCTATTTTTTGTCATTGTAATATTGTATATCGTTTTTGGGAATTTCATTCCAGATAAAGCGTATACACATTGGCAAGTTTGGCTAATTCTATTTATGTTTATCATAATACCTTATTTTTTACTAGATAGGGTGGTTAAAATGATATTTGCGATTTATCGTTATATGACATCGTGGCGGCTTAAGAAAACAACGTTTTAAAAAAAGGTTGGTCCAAAACACAACCTTTAAAAGGTTGGGCCAAAATACAACCTAATCGTGTAGTAATTTACGCTTTATTTTTTTTGTAATTTTGGTCCAACCTTTTTCTAAAAGGTTGTGTTTTACATAGTGATATCTTCAGCTTCATCATAGCAAATGACCACGTTGTGCCAACCATTATTGTATACACCGTAGCGGTTGTCCATAAACTCCGTGATTTCTCGCCCTTTGGGCCCGCCTTTCCCGTGATTGACTAGATACCATTTCTTAAACTCTTCCATTACTTCCGTCTTCTTGATTTTACCGCCCTCCTTGGGTTTAATCCTATCTTTGGAAAATTCCGTGAAGTAGTCCAATTTATCGCGATGTTGTTCGCTGTTTGCCAAAACGATTTTACAATCTTTGACAATACCGTTTGTCTTGTACGCCAAGTCTACGAGCATAGACATTAAAATCGGAGCCCACGTTTCAAATTTCGTTTCCAAGTTTTTATCCAAAGGAAATTGATACGGACACTGGCTACGCGGGAATTTAATTTCGTCGCCGTAGGGGTTTTCCAAAAACTTGGACTTGAAATCCACGTAGCGCAAGCGCCGCCAGGTTCCGTCATCGTTACTCGTATCATCAAAGTCCACGTTGGTCGCTACAACAAGTTTGAATTGCGGAATAAAGGTCACAGTATCTTTGAAGAGTGCCCGAGCTTGAATCGGGTCACCACCCGTAATTTCTTTCATAATACCTTCATTCATTTTATCGCCTTTGGACATTTCTTGCATCACTGCGTACCGGACGCCCATCAATTGAGCCACTTCTGATGAAGTACTGCCGATAGTATTACGTTTCTGTGTAATTAACGTAATCGGCACCGTACCTTTATAAGAACCCATGGCTTTGCCCATTAATTCCACCAATTTGGACTTGCCATTGCGACCAGTACCCTTGTAAATATTGAAAGTTTGGTTTGACGTTGTACCGATTAAACACGAGGCCAAGTGCTCCCACATATAATCCCGCAGTTCTTTCTCGGGGAAGAGTTGATTCATAAATTCTTCAATTTCTTGGATGATTTTGGCGTATTTGGTTCTATCTAGTTTTACGTAGTCAATATTTGTACACTTGGAAATATAGTCGTCCGGTTGACCCTTGCGATGTGTCATTTGCTTGAAGTCAATAACGTAATTATTGAAACAGAGCAAATACGGATTTTGGTCAAGTTTCTCAATGAACGTGCTGTCGTAGAAGATTTCCTTGGCTTCACGCATGATATTATTTTTAGAATTCGTGCGTTTTAACATAGAGCAGATGTTGGCAAGATTATTGTTTTGTTCACGCAGTTTATCGCCCTTGGGGTCGCCCTGCTCAAATGTCTGCAACTTTACCATGTTCTCCTGGATTTTGTTATTGTAGATAAAATGCATATCTCTAGATATATACAACCGCAAGGTATTACCCGAGTCAATTTCGTACCACCGGTGATTAATATACTCATACCAAATACTGTTGCGAATACTTACACAAACGAAATCGTCTTTAAACATATTGAACAACACCATTGCCAAATCGTGTTCCGTGGCGACTTTTTGGTTTACTGTTTGGTCTATGAAATAATCAATCGTTTCACTGCGAATGCTCTTGTATTTATCCTTGGCGTCATTCTTACACCAAAACATAATAGAGCGGTGACTCAAATTATCCGGGTTATTGGTCTCAAACGTTTGCCATTTTTCGTAGAGTTCTTTTACGCAGGTCCAATCAAATTTTCCATTGGCGCCCCGTAACTTGTTGCGACAGTTTTCCTGACAACTGAATTTCACCCAAGTAAGGAATAGTTTTGGATTTGTATTGGCTAGAGCCCAGCCGACCCGAATCCATTTTGGAAAACTACCTGGACCGTAATAACTGTCGGGTAAGCACATCGTATATTGATGTGTTTCTTTAATACGATAATTGCAAGGACCGATTTCTTCAAAAAGCGTGTTCAGCATAGCATCTAATGTTTCTTCCGAGTCAATATCGCCATAATCTAGAGCACTGGTGCTATTATCACTCGGCGCCAGTTTCAACTTATATTTTTTAACAGCTGTTCCTGTCCCGGGTTTTTTTACACCAACACTGGACCGACTCAGATTCTGTTTGGCATGTTCAAACTCGTCTTTGATGGACTCTTTCATTGCAAACGCGGGAAATTTCGTATAATGGGCAGACATTTTGGCTATATTCTTCTCTGTGGAGAAAGTTGCGGTGTTTTGTTTTTCTGGCGTCCATCCATCGTCTTTGTCCACATACGTGAGTACCAAATGCTGTTTGATTAAATAGGCTTGGTGTCCGGGTTTACGGGAACCGTACATTTGCCAGTTGACGTATCCCTTTGAGATACCCTCATCTAATACTTGGTCCCACGAATTCGTGATGGGTAAATCAGCCCACATTTCTTTTAAGGGGTTCATCACCCGATCACGTAAGATGACTTGGAGGCCTTTGTGCATTTGAACACCGAAAATAATGTGAACACCATCCTTTGTCAGTTCAGGTAACTTATTGACCTTGTCTTTTTCCATGACGAATACATCTATCTTGGAACCAGGCGGAATCACAAGGAGGTCACTGATTTTCTCCGCGTATTCCATGACCGCATCCAAAATATGGTCTTCGGTGTGCTGTTTTTCTTCTATAATTTTATCATACCGCAAGTCAACGTCAATTATCAAAGGTCCTGATTCAATATTCTGCTTCTCAGTAAGGTATTCTTTCTTGCCATTGACGAACACATATTTATAATATTTTTTCATAAAAATCTCCTGTTCTTCGGGTGGGATATAGAATGAACCAGGATATATATTTTGCGCGGTATCACCGATTCTTGTATGAGTATATGGTTCGCCCTTGGTCACCGAGTGGTTTTTAATATATTGTTCATACTCGTTGACAGCTATTGCGTCCATGTTGTTAGTTTACTATATATAGAGATTTTACTTTTATATCTCAATTTTATTATTATATATACAACCTTTTGAGAAAATGTCTGAACAAAAGGTCGGACAAAAATTAAATAACAGAAGTATTTTAATTTTTTTTGGTTCAACATTTTTTTAAGGTTGTTAAAAGGTTGTTAAAAGGTTGTTAAAATGATGGTCATAAAATCCCACAGTTAATATGATGTCAAACATATTTACAATAATATGGACATAAACATAACTAAATATATATATAAAATAACCGATGGCCGAAAAACCCTCCCTCTCAGTAACTATTAGCAAAGAATCATTTCGCCGCTTGGTAAAAGACGTCAAAGAACTCGTAACTAATCCACTCACTACACACGGTATTTATTATATACATAATGAGGATAATATATTAAACGGGAAAGCCTTGATTATAGGGCCGTCGGAAACCCCGTATGAAAATGGTTATTACCTGTTTGATTTTGAATATCCGGCGAATTATCCCCATTCTCCCCCCGAAGTTAAATATCACACGAATGATGGTAACACCCGGTTTAACCCGAATTTATATACTCAGGGGAAAGTATGTTTATCTATTTTAAATACATGGCAAGGCGATCAATGGACTGGTTGTCAAACGATTTCGTCTACTTTACTCGCCATCTGTAGTATCTTAAACAATGAACCGTTGTTAAATGAACCAGGAATTAGTAAGACACACCAAGATTTTGAAAAATACAATACCATTATCACTTATAAGAATTTTGAAGTCGCAATGATGCAAATGATTACCTCTACAATGCTCAACGAGCATTTTGCGGTTTTTGCGGATACAATGAAAGCTCATTTTGTGAAACATTCTCCGCAAAATATTAAACGGTTGCAAGAATTAGCAGAGCTTTACCCCAATAAGGAACAAATCCAAACCAGAGTTTATAATATGTCGGTAACACTGAATTATAAGAAACTTTTAGAGAAGTTTACAACCTTCTTGGAAAAGGTTGAGTCAAAAATTCAAAACCAAACATAATGCGTAGACATAATTCGTAGACATAATTCGTAGACATAATAAATTTACAAGTATTTTTGTCTGACTAGTTAATTTATTATATATAAAAATTGATTTTAATTATAATTTAAAATGATTTCGGTATAGTATATACAAACAAAGATGCATTTCTGTTCCGAGTGTAGTAATATGTATTATTTGAAAGTCATGGATAACGACGCCAATAGTTTAATCTATTATTGCCGAAACTGTGGACACGAAAATGATACTTTAACAGCAGAAAACGTCTGTATCTCCGATACGCAAATTAAGCGGAGCGAAGACCAATATGTACACATTGTCAATGAATACACCAAGTTTGACCCGACATTACCGCGAATTAACACGGTAGACTGTCCAAATGTGAAATGTGCCAGTAATGTTGAAGGCGAAAACAAAGTTGAGAGAGAAGTGATTTATATTCGTTATGACGATATCAATATGAAATACATTTATGTTTGTGCTGTTTGCAATACGAGCTGGAAAACCTAACAAATATAGTAAAAAAAATGAACTTAAAAAAAATAAAAAGACCAAATTTTTTCTACATAATGGACATTTCCGTAAATATTGTTTATTTAACTTTTAAAATTGAAGTAATATAAAAAAATATAATATATAATACTAACAGAAGAGAATGAGTGAATTACCCGAAGAAGACG